CTCTTTGTTCGATAAACAATTTGGTCGTGCTTTCACATCAGCAGCCGAAGCCCTCGGAATGGGCCTAAAATTAGAACAAACGAGCCCGGAGACCGGCGTGACTTTCCTAGCGAGAGTCTTTCCAAAACCCACGGAGTCAACCACTTCTTTTCAAGACCCATTGAGGACTTGGCGAAAGCTGCATTTAACTGCTCGCGATCCCAATGTCCCGCTATTGTCCGCAGCCGTTGATCGCTTACAAGGATATTTAGTCACTGATGGAATTACACCAATTACCGGAGACTATGCGAATATGGTCGTTAGAAATTTTCTATCGCAACCAGGAATGGAGTCAGAGGAAAAGAGGAACACCAGAAAATCGTATGGTGCGGAAAAACCATATTGGTTGACTAGCGGTGGAGCTTGGCCACAAGATGAGGCGGACATCCCAGCGATGTTCGACACCATAAGCGCACGTACCGGCCTATCTTTAGAGTCGTTGAGAGAATTGCAGAGACATCTCCGTGCGTGCACGGATGTCTTGGCTCCGACCATCACAATAAATCGTGATGAAGAAGAAGTCGTGTATAAAGACACCCTAGATGCGGAAGCTCAACCAGCATCAGGGAGCGTGGACCTTCGACAACATCAAAATGACAGAGCAAACAATCATAGTCGAGCTGATCAAAATGCAGCTCGAATCCATCAACGGAGCACTAATGGCACTGAGCAGCACGCTCAGCATCGTAAGCACCCGGGCGACGGGAGGGACCGCAAAAGAGTTTTCCCTAACTCTAACAGCGGTCCACAATCTCCGAAACAAGTTGGTCAACAACGTTTCGAACCTCGTGGAAGAACGGATGGTGCGCGAGTACCTGTCCGATCCCAAGGTCCTGGAGATAGCCGGCCTTTCAACCGAACATATCGAGATGTTCGAGCAGATCAGGAAGGAAGCCCAGGAGTCGATGCAGGAAGCGGAAGCCGAAGAGCTGAGGATAAGAACCCTCAGACTGCTCGCCGAGCAATGCCTAGACGCCGGAGCCCCCCTGGACGGGGCCCGCGCAACCAGCCGCGATGAATCATACCGCGATGAACAACAATGTGATTTGGGAGAAGCACCAATCACCCCTCTTAGCACAGGAGTAGAT